GGTAAAGACTTCAACACTGCCGATAAAGGCAAAACATTTAAGGAAGGTGGCGCTATGAAAGACATAAAACAAGACAAAGCTATGGTTAAAAAAGCCGTAGGTATGCACGACAAACAGATGCACGGTGGCAAGAAAACCGACATGGGAGCTTTGAAAAAAGGCGGTATGCCAATGGTCATGAAAGATGGCAAAAAAATGCCTGCGTTTGCTGCCAAAAAAGGTGGCATGACTAAGATGGCAAAAGGTGGCGGCATTGAGTCTAAGGGTAAAACCAAAGGCGCAATGGTTAGAATGAAGTCTGGTGGACGTTCTTGCTAAGGAATTATTATGGCTAAGTTTGAACTTTCTGATGAAGCAAAAGCTGCCGGTCTAAGCATGGGTCGCAACCAAAACATTTTACAAAAAGATCGTGATGCTGCTTTGGGTAATGAAGAAAGCAAACTACGCTCTAAGATGATGTCTGAAAAATACAATAGCCCTAGCGTTGTAGACCAGTACCGAAATCTTGAAACAAATCCCGAAGCTAAAGCTTTTCCAGTTTCTACGCCTCGTAAAATTAAAGAAGAGCCTTTAAAAGAATCAAAATCATCTGTTTCAAATCCTGATTCAAATTCTGCTTCAAATTCTGGTTCAAATGAAAGACTTGGCAAGATGACAGAAAGGTTAGGCGGTTCGCGTGTTGGCTTTACTGTTCCAGACATTAGCAACCGAAAAGGTGGCGTTATTAAAATGGCTAAGGGCGGATCAGTTAAGTCTTCTGCTTCGCGTCGTGGTGATGGTTGCGCTTCTAAGGGCAAAACTAAAGGTCGAATGGTATGAGAGCTTCTCGCGGTATGGGTGCTATTAACCCTTCTAAGATGCCTAAGCGTAAAGAACGCCGCGATGATACCGACTTCACTGAATATGCTGAAGGCGGCAAGGTAAAGTCTAAAGTAAATGAAGCAGGTAACTACACCAAGCCTAGTTTGCGTAAGCGTATCTTCAACAGCGTAAAAGCTGCGGCAGTTCAAGGTACAGGCGCAGGGCAATGGTCAGCCAGAAAAGCCCAGCTAATGGCTAAACGATACAAAGCAGCAGGTGGTGGATATAAATGAGCAGCCTAGCAAAACCGCAGCAGTCTTTAAAAGCTTGGGGTGACCAGAAATGGACAACCAAGTCAGGCAAAAAATCGTCTGAGACAGGTGAGCGGTATTTGCCCAAGAAAGCTATTGAGTCTCTTAGCTCTGCGGAGTACGCAGCCACAACTAAAGCAAAGCGTAAAGGTAAAGCGGCAGGCAAACAGTTTGTAGCCCAACCTAAAAACATTGCTAAGAAAACGTCAGGGTTTAGATAATGGCTACTAGTGGTTTAAACGCATTTAATCTTGATCTCTCAGAGCTTGTTGAAGAAGCGTTTGAAAGATGTGGACAAGAATTGCGTACGGGCTATGATTTACGCACAGCTAGGCGCAGTTTAAACATTCTGACAATTGAATGGGCAAACCGTGGCATTAACCTTTGGACAATTGATCAGGGATCATTTCCGCTTGTTACAGGGCAGATTGCATACCCAATACCAACAGACACAATAGATTTATTAGATCAGGTCATTCGTACTGGCTCAGGGTCAACACAAGTTGATATCAATATCACACGCATATCTGAATCAACATATGCCACGATCCCCACAAAGAACGCGCAGGGTCGTCCTATTCAGGTGTGGATTAACCGTCAGTCTGGCAACACAAATGCTGTTGCATCAACAACTTTAAACGGTGCAATTACAGCTACAGACACCACAATTAACGTTGTATCAACGGTTAGCTTGCCATCTCAGGGCTATATTAAAGTTGATAACGAAGTTATTCTTTATCAAAACGTTAGCGGAAACCAGTTGTTAAATTGCTTTCGTGGGCAGAACAACACCACTGCCGCCACGCATACCACTACAACATCTGTGTATCAAATATTCCTACCTAACGTAAACATTTTCCCCACCGCAAATGCTCCGGGCAATCAATACACGTTTGTTTACTGGCGTTTACGCAGAGTGCAAGACGGCGGTGGCGGTGTAAACACGCAAGACATTCCATTCCGTTTTATTCCATGCCTTGTGGCTGGGCTTGCTTATTACCTGAGCTTAAAACTGCCAAACATGGATATGAATCGTGTTGGTGGGTTAAAGATAGATTATGAACAACAGTTTCAGTTAGCCGCAGACGAAGACAGAGAGAAAGCATCAATACGATTTGTTCCACGCAATATGTTTTATTGAGGTGAGTCATGCCCTCTAAATACGCAAGTGGAAAGTTTGCAATTGCAGAATGTGATCGTTGCGGTCAGCGGTATAAGTTAAAAGAATTAAAGAAATTAGTTGTAAAAACTCAGATATATAACGTTAAAGTTTGTCCTAGCTGTTGGGACCCCGATCAGCCGCAGTTGCAATTAGGCATGTATCCGGTAAATGATCCACAGGCTGTGTATGAACCAAGACCAGATGTAAGCTACCAAGTATCAGGCAATAGCGGTTTACAGGTTGGGTTAACAGGCACAACAAACATTTATGACTATGGTGTTCCTGAAGGCGGTAGCAGGATATTTCAGTGGGGCTGGAACCCAGTTGGTGGCGCAATGGATGATGGTCTAACACCAAACGATTTAGTAGTTGATTGTCAGATTGGTACGGTTACAATAACGGTTACTTAGGAGCTTAAAATGGCTTATAAACGTGTTGCTGATGGCATAGCAAAGAAAGGCAAGACCGAAGGCAAAAACCTTGGCGACAATGGCGCTAAAGTTTTAGGCATGAAAGGCGGCAAAAAAGTTGCTGGTGTTTCGTCTGAGTCGATGAAATCAATGGGTCGCAATTTAGCCCGTGTTGCTAATCAGGGGTAATCATGGCTAAATTTAGCGCGAAAATGATGGGCAAAGAAGTTGGTGATGCTGGTATTTATGCCAAGCCGCACACAATGGATGGCAAGCCCTTGAAGCTATCAGAGAATATGCAAGACCCAAATTGCTTGTCTGCTGAACAAACCACTCCTCGTTCTGGTGCAAAGCGTGTTAGCGCAGGCAACCCAGCCCGTGATGATGTTAAAACCACTGGCATTGAAACTCGTGGCAACGGTGCAGCAACCAAGGGTCGTATGGCTCGTGGACCTATGTGCTAACTATGAATTACGCTCAACTTGTCACTGCGATTGAGGACTACACCGAAACAACTGAGTCAACTTTTGTTTCGCAGATACCCACTTTTGTGCAGCTTGCTGAAGAGCGTATTTATAACACCGTTGATTTACCGTCGTTACGCAAAAACGTAACAGGTACGTTAACCATCAACAACAAGTATTTGTCTACACCGGGCGATTTTCTGTCTGTGTTTTCATTAGCAGTTATTAACGCTGCTGGAGAGTACGAGTACTTGTTAAACAAAGACGTTAACTTTATTCGCCAAGCCTATACGCAACCTACAGATACAGGCATTCCTAAGTATTACGCTATTTTTGGTCCTAACAGTAGCTCACCAACTGATTTAAGTATTATTCTTGGACCAACACCAGATGCAGCATCTAGTGTTGAGTTTCATTACTTCTATTACCCAGAATCAATTGTCACTGCAAGTACATCATGGATTGGTGATAACTTTGAATCTGCGTTGCTTTATGGTGCGCTGCGAGAGGCTGTTATTTTTCAAAAAGGCGAACCAGATATGGTTACCTACTACGAAAAAATGTACATGGAGTCATTAGGTTTACTGAAGAATTTGGGTGATGGCAAGTTACGCCGTGATGCTTATCGTTCTGGTCAAATAAGGTTACCGGTGAAATAATGCCATTTACTGGAAATTTTCTTTGTACTAGCTTTAAATTGGGGCTGCTTGGCGCAAGCTTTGACTTTGCTACGCCAACAACGGATGTGTATAAGATTGCTTTGTATGACAACGCAGCAGCTTTTGATGCGTCAACAACGGCGTACACAGCTAATAATGAAGTAGTTGCATCTGGGTATACGGCTGGCGGAGAAATTTTAACGCCTACAGTTAGCTACGATGGCACAACGTCTTTCTTGTCTTTTGCCAATGTGTCATGGACATCTGCTTTAACTGCCCGTGGTGCATTGATTTATAAGGTTGGCGGCTCAAGTATCTGCGTATTAGATTTTGGCTCTAACAAAACTTCTACAACAACGTTCACTGTTGAATTTCCCGCTGCTAGTAGTACAACCGCCATTATTAGGCTTGCGTAAGGATTAAAAATGTTTAACGATAAAACAACTTCTACAGACCAAATGACCGCAGGACTAATCATGGGTATGAACTCAACTGAGAAAGCCGCAGCAACGGGCGTTTACACGATTGAATGCTTTGACGCACAGGGCAACCTGAAGTGGGAAGCCAAGTCAAAGAACTTAGTAGTCAACGTCGGATTGCAAGACATGAACGCCAAGTATTTCACAGGCAGTGCTTACACAGCCGCGTGGTACATTGGGCTTTATGGTGCTGGTGCATCAAACACGCCTGCCGCTGCCGATACTATGTCTTCCCATGCAGGGTGGACAGAAGTTGTACCCTATAGCAACGCTACACGCCCCGCCTGCACGTTTGGAACGCCGACCACGGCTAATCCTTCAGTGGCTACTAATTCAGCGTCTCCCGCCTCGTTTACGATTAACGCTACGGCAACTGTTGGTGGCGCGTTCTTGACAAGCAATAGCACAAAGAGTGGCACAACAGGCATCTTGTATTCGGCTGCTGACTTTGGCTCACCGGGTGACCGCTCGGTAGCATCTGGCGATATTTTGACTTTAACATACACGTTATCTTTAGCTGGCTAACATGGCTGAAGGCGGCTGGAGTTCTGGCACTTGGGGTCAAGCTGGTTGGGGCATGTCAGTTTATGACCGCTCTGTTAACGAGACTTTAACAGCAACAGATTCAGACGCAAGCACTGTAAGTTTTGTAAGCGCAGTAAGTGAAACATTAACGGCAACAGACAGTCTTAGCACTGCGGTGTCTTTTGTTTCGGCGGTAAGTGAAAGCTCTACAGCAACAGATAGTGTAAGTAGCAGTGCAACATTTCAGTCGGCGGTTTCAGAAACATCTACGGCAACAGACGCAAATACGGCAGCGGTTGACTTTGCCACAGCAGTCAGTGAATCAGTAACAGTATCAGATGTAGAAAACGCAACGGTTAATTTTGCAAGCTCTGTAAACGAGACAAGTGCTGCGGCAGAGTCACTTAGCGTAGGGTTCTTGTTCTTTGCGGATGTTACTGAAACGTCAACAAGTACAGATAGTGTAAACAGTCAAGCAACGTTTGTTGCACAAGTAGATGAGTCTGTTACGGCAAGCGATGTTGTAGAAACAACCGCGACCTTTGTAACATCGGTAGAAGAAACGTCAAGTGCAACTGATTCTCTGGCAGTACAAAGTGCGTATTTTGTCTCTATGCAGGAAACCATTACAGCAGCAGACCAGTTTTTAGCGGCGTTTTTATGGAATGTAATTGACGATAATCAAGACGCTAACTGGAATAATATAAACAACAGTCAGTCTGATACTTGGTCAGACATAAATAACACAACGTCCTCAACTTGGACAGATGTTGTAACGTAAGGATTTAACATGGCAACTGCATATACCCCGATTCTTCAGTTAGCACTCCCTGTAACGGGTGAACTACAAGGCACATGGGGAACCGTAGTCAACGACAACATTACGTCGATGATTGAGCAAGCCATTGCTGGTCTAGCCACAATTAACACATGGACGACCGCTAGTCATACGCTTACCACAGCTAATGGTACAACTTCTGAAGCTCGCTGTGCAGTCCTTGAGTGTTCAGGCGCACCGGGCGCAGCCGCTTCTGTTATCTGCCCAGCCTCCACCAAGCTGTACGTTATCAAGAACTCGGTAACACCTCCTC